ATTGACACAAGCGCGCTAACCGGCGTGACCGGTAAGCTGATCCGTCCGTCGCGCCCAGCTGATCGCAGCGACAAAGCCCAATCCTGCGCAATCAAAGCCTTGCCAACAAACTCCTGGGCATACTCCGTCGCAGCAGCGATCAATGCTTCCAGCAGAGAATCATCGTCGTCATGCTCGATGCGCTGGTCCAGCTTTACCTCTGCCACCGAGACAGGTGCAACTGATGCAGCCCCGGTGCGCACAAGTAGATAGTCTGGCGTTGCCATGATTATTCCTTGACGGCCTTTTCAGGCTGGCTTTTCTTTGTCGCGGTTTCTTTCTTTGGCGCAGCTTCGACAACGGCCTGTCCGGCCTCAATCATTCGCTTCGCCTCTTGATCGGGAACGTCCACGACCTCGCCAGGGCTTTGCGAGAAGCCCGGCCCTGCCCGCCCAACTAGCAGCTTGAGTTTCATAAACACCTCCAGAAAGCCAGCGCCGCCAGGGCGCTGGCCAGTTGCGGTTAGGCGTTGATCAAATGCTTGACTGCAGCTGCGTTCAGCAGCTCACCATCGAAGCGCTTGAAGCCAACCATGCCGATCTGGAAGTTCTCGGCGTAACGCTCACGCAGGGTCAGCACTTGGAAGCCGATCACCTTGCGAACGACGTAGCGGGACAGGTCGCCGAACAGAACCGGCTTGTTACCGGTGCCGATGTTCGCCATGGCCTGGTTGACGCTGTACGGCTTACCGAGAAGCATGGACGGCTCGCCGGAACGCACGTCGCCGATCTGCCACAGGTAGTTGCCTTGGCCGTCCTTCAGTTTGCGAATCGCGGCCAAAGTGCTGTCGTTGAACATCCAGCGGCACTTGGGCGACGCGCGGTAAGCCGGATCAACACTGTGCAGCAGGTCGATCAACTCGTCGCTGGTGATGGCTGCAGCGCCGGCAGCAGTCTTGCCGAGACTGGACGCAGTGACGATGCCGTTCGGCTGGCTGGAACCGGAACCAGTTGTCAGCACAGCGTTCGCCTGGCGACCAAGGCGCTCGCCGAACAGGTCGTTCATCAGCGATTCGATGTTGAAGGCGGAGTCCTGCAGCAGCTCCAACGGAACACGGACGATACCAGTGTCGTAGACGTAGGCATCGAGCTGCTTCTCGCCGAACGCAACATCATCGGAGCCGTCATCATCGACGGGCGCGTTCTGGGCCTTGATGCGACCGGTTTTCGCAGTGTCATCCACGGTCGGCCACTTGATAGTGTTGCCGCTGGAGGTGTTCATTTCACGGACAATGCCGCCGTCCCACATCGGGCCCCACGCAGCCATCGACTTCTCGATTTCCGGGCTCAGCTCTACCGGCACGGTATAACCGCCGGACGACCCGGTAGTGCTGGTCTGGGCGCGCTGATCAGGCGCAATATCGACACGGCCGGACAGCAGAATGGAGCGCTCCTCAGCGCTCAGCTCGGCAACACCGAATCGCAACTGCTTGGCGAACACTTCCTTGTACTCGGGCGTGCTCTGAGCGTCTTCAGCCTGCGCGCGCGCCTCGCCATCTTCGGCTACGGGGCGACGAGGATCGGCCGCATTGGCACGCTTCTCTGCGTCAGCCAGCTTCTGCTCACGCTCCAGGCGAGCACCGATTGCATCATGGTCAGCCATGATGGTGTCGAAGCGCGCTTCGATTTCTTTGACCTTGGCCGGCTCGGTCTTTTCGTTGATCGAGTCGAGTTCTTTACGGGCTTCGGTGGCGAGTTCTGCCATGCGTTCCCGTTGTTTGCGGATTTCTTCGAGAGTCATTTGACCGTCCTCAGAATTGCGCCGTGCCCACCGGCTTGGATATGGGCGACCAATAGCGGGAACCGCTAGCTGGCAGTTGCCTCAGAGAGAGACAATTTCATGCGCATGCGCGCCGCTGCTGCCTGGGCGCTGTGCGTTGGTGACTGTTTGGAGCGATGCTCTTGCAGCGAGCGGAGTCCGATCTCGGTGCCCGAGTACGCGGGGTTGGTTACGATGGAAACATCTGCGAGTGATGCTTCTCGAATCGTTCTCAGTGGCAGGTCGCCGCTTTCGTCCCACTCCTGCACGCTCGGGAAAAAGGCGAAACTCATCTTGTCCAGGTCGCCGCGCTTCATCTTCGGCACGATGGCGAGAACGTCCGGGTCTTCCGGATCAAGTTCGCTCTCCATGTACAGGCCGCGCTCATCTTCCTTCAGGGTCAACGTGCCTGAGCGGGTGCGCGCCAGCGGCAACCCTTCGTGATTAACCAAAAACACCACGTCATCGCGACCGATTGCCGCCTTGAATGCTCCTGGCGCAATCTGCTCTTCAAACATCCCGCCGATGTTGGCGCGCTCGTTGAACACTGCCGCATAGCCAGAAACCTTGATGGTCTGCCCCTCTGCGCGGACCTCAACCGGTAAGCCGGCGCGAATTTCATGCTTCATCGGTATTTCCTCCGCTGACTTGCTGTTGCGAGCCAAGGGGCACAGTCGCGCCCTGAATGAGATAAACGTCTGCCTCAGCGCTGCTCGGCGTGTTCTCCATGGCGTGAACCTGCGACGGCTTAAGGATCGCGTTCTGGATAGCCTTGGCGTAACCCTCCATGCGCGTCTTGAAGTCGCCGCGCAGCAGCCCGTCAAGGTTGAACTCAACGTATTGGCTGTTGCTGAAGCGGCCAAATAGCTTGAGGTTTAGCTCCTGCTCAACCTGCTCAACCCAGCGCTTGATGGTGTGCTTAACGAAGTGCAGATCCTGTTGCTCGGTGTTGCTGAACGTCCCGCGCGTAAGGTCTTGCAGGAAGTTGGGTGGCAGCGAGTAGATGCGTGCCACCTCTTCGATCAAGAATCGCTTAAGCTCAACCAGTTGAGACTTTTCAGGATCGGAGCCGATGGGCTTGATTTCATGCCCGGCAGGCAATGTCAGCGCAAGCCGGCCCTCTTTGGCGGACTCCTGAACGGCCTGTTCAAGGTCATCAGACGCCCGCTTGAGGCCTGCACCTGTCTGGAAGTTGCCCGTCATAACGAACGGCGGAACGCCGCCGTTGTTGAAGAACTTGCTGCCGTAGTTTGTCGCGGCAATCGCCAGCCCGATGGTGTCCTTGTTTGTCAGGATCGGGCTGCGCGACGAAAGCATGTCGGCGTCCAGCATGAACGGAATGTCGATGATCTCGGCCGCGGCGTAGGTAACCTTGCGACTTCCCTGTGTAAGCACATAAACCTTGCGGCCGGATGCGCGCTTTACAGTCACTTCAGCCGGATTAAGCGGCCACAGGTTGATAACGCGGCCAGATGCATTGCGCTCAATGAATGTCAGGCTGCGACCACCCGTGAGCACCCGCTCGAACGAGTACTTGCGCCACTCGAAAGAGCTGCATTCATCGTTTACGGCGTCGTGCAATATCGCCGAAAGTCCGCCAGAAACCTTCTCGCGACCACCTTCCGTTTTGCGATAGACGTGCAGAGGCAGGCCCGCAATTGTCCCGGAAATGAAGTTGACGGCCGCCCAGATCGCAGGAACGCCAAGAGCGCTATCAATCGATACATTGACGCCAGAAGAACTAACACCGCTCATGCCGAGCATCGCAATGATGGTTTGCGATGAAATTGGCACGGCCGGGTTCTCCAGCGACGCGCGCGATTCCGCGGCGGCTTTCTTCCGGTTCCAAAAGGCCATATCAAGTTACCGATTGAGTCTGAATTGTTCGTCTTCCCAGGGGGAGACCGGTGTCGCCTCCTCCGGAGAGATGGCGCGGCACATAGCCGTGATGAGCGCCACGATCCCGTCGATCTTGTTCTCGGGGCGCTCTTTGTTCGGGTAGATGTTGTCCTTCGCGTCCAGCTTGGCGACGACGTTGCTGGCCATCCAAGTGAGGATCGGGCAGTCGCCGTGCGCCAACTTCTTCTGCAGCACCAGCGCTTCCACTTCCTTCATGGGCTCACTGAGGTTCTGGACGGTCTGGCGGACCTCAACCATCAGCAGCCCCTCGGCCTGCATTTCCTGCCCGAGCTGAGTGGCCTGCCACGGGTCATAGGCGACCTCGAGCACATCGAAACGGCCGGCGAACTCGCGCAGATCTTCCTTGATGACCTCGTACTCGATGACCTCGCCATCAGTCAGGGTCAGCAGCCCGAGCGCATCGAACTCACGATAGCGGGCGGTGTTGCTGTCAAGCTCTTCAACCACCCGCGCCTCTGGCAGGTAGTACCGACCGTGCACGTGCCAGACCGGGTCGCCTTCGACGGGCGGGAACACGAGCAGCAAGCCTGCAATGTCGATCTTGCTGGCAAGGTCGAGGCCGATGATGCAAGACCGCCCCTCCAGTTCCGCAAGCGACTTGCGCGGCGGGGCTTCCTTCCAGCGCAGCATGTTGAGCCAGGCGTTCTTGGCGCCGACCCATTCATTCAGGTGCTTGGTGCGAAACGTGGCCTGCTTGGCCGCTGACTGCATTGCGTCCCGCTGGCGGGCCTGCAGGAAGTCCGCGCTGATCGATACCCCGTAGTTCGGGTTGGCCTTGATCAGCGCCTTCTCGTCCGTCCAGTCGTCGTCCTTGTCGATGGTATAAAGCATGGCCCAGAGATCAGGCCGGTCTATTGCGCCTTCCAGCATGCGCTCGGCATCACGCACCAGCTGGTGACACGGGCCGCCAATACTGGAGCCGGCAGTGGTGATGACCAGCATCACCGGTTGCTCGCGGGAGCCCATGCCCGTTTCCATGGTGTCGAACAGCGTGCTGTCCTGGTGCTCGTGGTACTCGTCCACGATGGCGCAGGACGGTGAGCTGCCGTCACCAGGCTTGCCGATCACCGGCTCAAACCGTGAGCCGTCCTCGGCCCGGCACATGTTCGACGCATTCACGTCGACGCCGTAGAAGTCCTTGAGTTCTGGCGTGCGCTCGACCATCAGCTTGGCTGGGCGGAATACTTCCCAGGCCTGCTTCTCGGTTGTTGCGCCGCTGTAGACCTCGGCACCGAACTCGCCGTCGGCGGTGAACATGTAGATCCCGATTCCGCCGCCGATGATCGACTTGCCGTTCTTCCGCGGCACGAAGATCACAATGGTTCGGTAGCGTCTGGTACCGTCCTTCTTTCGAATCCACCCAAACGGAATGCAGATCGAGAACAGCTGCCAGGGCTCCAGCTTGATGTTCTCGCGCTTACTCGCCCAGCGCCCCTTGGTGTGCGGCAGCAGCTGCAGGAACTTGGCCACCCGCTCAGCCTTGGCCGGGTCAAAGGTGTACGGAAAGTCCTTGGCCTTCGACGCTTTCAGGTCATCGAGGTGACGTTTGCACGCCAGCTTGATCCACTTGCAGGCAGGCACCTTCCCTGCGACGACGGCGCGCGCGTATGCCTCGGCAGCCTTCACGCCGGGCGGCTTTGCTTTTGCTGCCATCAGAGAGACTCAAACGGGTTGCCTTTCGGCTTGTCCTTCTTGCCGCCAACCTTGGCGCGGTCAGCTGGCGTCATGCCGAACTTGCCGAGCAGCGCCTCAAGCCTGACCAGCTTGGTCGCCGGGAACTCTGCCGGGTCTTCGCGGAACTGGGCGAGCAGGTTTGCCGCCACCTCCAGCGCAATCCGGTCGGAGTCACTCAGCACATCACGCGGCGCGAACTTGCTGATCTCGTTCCAAGCATGCAGGACGCCACCACCAAGATGAGCGGGCGCTTTGGTCAGAGGCCCAACGGTTTCAGCGTCCTGGCGACGGC